AACACACAAACCTCTTCTTAGAAGGTCACGCTTACCATATTAATGGCTCTCGGGAAGACCTACAGAAACCCAAGATTAAGCTCAATAAAAGAGATTTTATTAAACATACAACTCAAAAAGAGAGGACCAGATCTAATGGAGGTATCGGAGTAAAACTCTTAACCATCTTCAAAAAATCTTCTTGACCTGGAATTTTGGCCAAATTTGACAAATTAAAACCTTCCTCCAGACTTTTATTCTTTAAAAGAATATCTAGATTTTCAGTCTTGAGGGGGGGATACACATCCTTCCACCATCTCATATTTTGAACCTCAATTGTAGGGATGTCAAAAACCTTCTGAGGATGCATCTTTAGAATTACTTCAAGCTTGCCAGCTATCTCCTTGTAGTAACCGTCACCATGGAGGAAAGCCTCATACAATGCATTTTGCATATTTTGAGCTAAGGCTTCCCAAGGACTTTCCCCTGACTTACCAATTCGAATCCAATTCAATTGTTCAGTAATGGAAATCTTATCAAGGGGAGCCTTCATCAAGATAGCATGACGATCCTTAGGTACAAAAGATCTTTTAAGGAAAGTTACACTGGAGATATCCACAAATGGGGCACTCAACTCAAGAGCCTCTTTCTTATCATTTGTGTAAGAGACACCATGCTGGGCAAGGAATTTTCCAACTGTTTGGAGATTATAGATAGGCAGAACCTCTGAGTGGACAGATATAACATTATCATCACCATAGGTTGCGATACAGCAAAAATTATCAAGCGATCTGAGATCACAATGATTATCAGACAACTCAGAATCCTGTATCAAATTAAGCCAAGCAATCCCAAGAAAATAATAGTTCATAAAACTATTATATATCACAGTCATTGGAAAACCAGAAGGCATTCCTTGATCAATCCTGTACACAGAACTATTACAAATAGTAAAGCGATGAAAGGTCTCAGATATCAAAGTTCTTCTGATCAAATCATTTCCATCACTATACCATGCATTGACAACATCAGTTATTGCCATA